CTTTCAGTGAACACTTGTTCCAACAACCTTGGTACGCGTTTGGACGGACACCGAAAGACATTGCGTCACGGGTAGCTGAAATTTGCATGGATGCCAGGACCGTTACTAATTCGGATTTCTCGAAAATGGATGGTCGTGTCTCACCGGTTGCACGAGAGCTAGAGAGACGTTTATTGATGGCCATGTTTCATAGTGACTGCCACCCAGAATTGCTTGAGCTCCATAGATCGCAGTCGTACCTCAAGGCGTACACTAGCCACGGGGTCAAGTATGACACTGATTGCACACGCGCATCTGGTTCCCCTGAAACTGCCGCGTTTAACACCGTTCTCAACGCTTTCGTTACTTTCTTAACTTTCAAGAACACGTGTGTTGACAACAGAGCGCTCTCTGCCGAAGAGGCTTATACCCGTTTGTGTAAGTCGGGATTTTACGGAGGGGACGAGGGAGTGACCGGCGACATACTGGGCCCAGAGTACGTTAAAGCAGCAAGTATGGTTGGCCAAGTTTTAGACGCTGAATGCGTTAAATTCGGTGATTTTGGCGTCACCTTTTTGTCCAGACAATATTCGCCCTATGTGTGGTTTGGATGCCTAAATTCTACCTGTGACGTCCCGCGATCTTTAGCGAAGTTCCACATGATGAGTGGGTCAGTTGCCAATATTGACCCAGCCACCAAGCTCCATGAGAAAATTCTTGCCATATCTCTCACTGACCGGAATACCCCTATTTTTAGTGAGTTAATTTACCATTACGAAAGGGTCTGTGGTCCCTTGTCTGGTAGTTGTGACGTAAGACTGGAAAGAGAGGTTAGTTACTGGGCGCGATACGACCATAGTGAACAGTATCCCAACGCCTATGGTGATTGGATGGCGGAGTATGTTATTAACAAACTCCCGTTGTTTGATATGGAGAGGTTCCGTGGAGCCTTGGCCAAGGTCGACAACGTCTCTGGGTTCTTGCTTTTGCCCGTTTGCCACGAGTATGTCACCCCGAAACCGACGTGTGTCCCGATGATGGTGAATGGTGAGGTGATTAATGCCGAGACCAAGGCAATCCCAAAGTGTTTGTGCGGTGAGGCAGTTTGTACGCCAGATCAGTATACCTGGTACGCGTCGAAAGCCACAAAGGGCAACGTAAAGACCCCTAAACGCTGTGTAGGATGTCGTGAAAAGAAGAAGGTCTTGCCCGCTTCTATTTTTGGTGCTGTCATCTCGGCCGCTACGCAATATACGCTCAAACAAGGACGCGATTTTCTATTGCACCGCCGAG